AAAGTTAGATACCGCAAATAATTCAATTGCTATTTTTGGGAGTATTACACGCGGTACAGGGAAGCGTTCTACAGTTTTAGAGGCTAATTCGGGAGGCGCTTCCCGGTTTTTCTACTGCGCCAAGGTATCCCCCGCGGAGCGTAATGCCGGGCTTGAGACGATGGACTGGGTGCTGGCGGGGGAGATGACCGGGCGACAGGAGGGGAGTGCTGGGCTGGAAAGCCCCCGGGCGGGCGCGGGGCGCTCCAGCGGTGGGCGTAATTTCCATCCTACGGTGAAGCCGGTCGCGCTCATGCGCTACCTGGTGCGGCTGGTGACTCCCCCAGGTGGGCGGGTGGTCGATCCTTTTCTGGGCTCGGGGTCAACGGGGATAGCGGTATTGATGGAGGGTGCGCAATTTATCGGGGTGGAACTTGATCCGGAGTATCTGACAATCGCGCGGCGGAGAATTGTTCATGGGATTCGAAAGCCGATTTTGTCAGAAAACCAACCCGTATCTATGCAAAATAAGATTAAGCGGTATCCTGTACTGGAGGATCAAAAATGCTCTTGAATGACCACCAGCTTTACCAGATTCGGGAGATCATCCAGAATTACCACGAGGCCTTTATCGTCTCGGCGATCGGCCCCGAGGCCGTGGCCGGGGAGATCCTGGAGAAGCTGAAAAAGCTCGGGCTGGTAAATCCCCAGGTCAATTTCGTCGAGGATGCCTATCTGTACGGCCAGCTCCTCGCCACCCTGGAAAATCCCCAGGTGGCCAGGATGTCCTATCCGGAATTCAAGGCCTACCTTTCGAAAAATCCCATTCCCCTGTCCGCGGCGGAAAAGCATGCGGTGAGCATGGCCCGGCACCAGGGGGCGCAGTATGTCCGCGGACTAGGTAATAGGGTGGATGTCCAGACCGGCAATGTCCTGATCGAGGCCGACCACCAGCTCCGGCAACGGCTCGAGAGCGATATTCGGGAAAAGGTATCTGAAAATATCGCCAAGCGGGAGACGATCAAAAAGCTGAAATCGGATCTTGGCTGGAAAACGAGGGACTGGGCCCGGGACTGGGATCGGATCGCTATCACCGAAAAGCAGACGGCCACCCTGAACGGCCAGGCGGACCACTACCGCAAGCGGCACGGGTCGGGGGCGCAGGTAGCCAAGCGATCGATGCCCGATGCCTGCCCGAGGTGCAAGGCGCTCTACAATTCCCCCGACGGGTATCCTCGGATCTTCCGGCTCGAGGACCTCCAGGCCAATGCCACAAACGTGGGGCGAAAGGTCAATGACTGGCTCCCGACCGTGGGCCCGATCCATCCGAATTGTCAGTGTGTCCTCGTGCGTATCCCGGACGGCTGGGGATACAATGAGGAGGGCGAGCTGGTGCCCGGTGGGGAGTTTGGGAAATCCTATGCCAGCTCGAGCGAGCTACGGCTGGCGCTTCTCCAGGAAAACGATTTGCAGAAATCCTACCAGATCGTCGGCAAGGTCAATTTCCAGGGCTTGCCTATCACCATTGAGACGCCGGTGGGCGGCACGCGCAAATGGCGAACCGCCGACGGGGAGGCCGGCGAGACGGTCATGCAAGCGGCTTACGGGTTTATCGAGCGCACCGAGGGCGCGGACGGGGACGGTATCGACGTTTTCCTGGGGCCCTGGCCGGACGCGCCGAAGGCCTTCGTTATCCACCAGCAGAATCCAAAAAGCGGGTTGTACGACGAGGACAAAGTTTTTCTCGGATTCACGAGCAAGGAAGCGGCCGAGACCTGTTACTCGATCCACTACACGGACCCGGAGTCGTTTTTTGTGACCACCAGCGAGATGGATATGGAGCAATTCAAGCGGTGGGCGCAAGCCACCAAGCCTATCTCAGACGGCATGCTGAAAAAACACGAGGGCCCGCGGCTGATCATTCCGCTGGAGAAGAGCGCGCAAAATGGTGGGGTGCAGGTGAGCACGGAAATCGGGGGAGCCACGGGGATGGCCGTGGCTCGTAACCCGGGGCCCGGCACCATGGTCAATTACCTCCTGGGGGACGCCGAGCGGCACACGGCGGTACCCAGCCGGTCGGTGCCCGAGGCTATCGCGCTGACCACTCCCCGGGCCGAGCAAGAGGTCAAGCGCAATCGCAAGTCGATCAAGCGGGATAAGCGCGTTTACCTCTACAAAGAGCCGTTGCCGGTGGTGCCTCGGAAGCTCGAGGGCGCGGATACGCTCGAGGCCCAATCAAAGGAAGCGCGGAAGGGGAGCGAGGAGCGGCACCAGCGGCTTGTGGACAATTACCTCCGGAATGTCGGCCGGCCGAAAAACAAGCCGATCAGCAGCGAGCCCGAGGACGAGGAGAAGCCGAAAGAAGAGGACGAGGAGGAGTCGCAGGAAAAGGGGGTAATCCATTAAATGCGTTGCCCCCATTGTGACAATCATGTCCTGCAAAAATCCGGAGACAAGATCCGCCTGCGCACCCAGGGGCAGATTATTTTCGACGAGGGCGGGAAATGCCGGACCCGTTGTTTCTGGTGCAAAAGCGCAATAGAAATACCCCTCGAAATACAAGAGGGGGTGCCAATATCCGCCGAAAGATTTTTCCTTCCCACCAAGAGTTGACAATTCTCTGATTATTCAGCTACCTTGAATTTATATCGAGCGGTAGGCCCAAAGAAGTTTGGCGCTAAGGCGTGCGCCGGTAGGGGCGATTCGCTGGGATGAGCATCCCTGGTGGGTCGCCTCTATCGTTTTAAGGAGTTTTTGCATGCGCTCCGAATTGCCTTTTGACTTTGAAATGCCCCTCCACGTTTTTGAAAAAGCCGACGCGGGCGTAGGCAAGACCCGGCGCATTGGCGGGGTGGCGTCTCTGGACTCCGACGATCGACAGCAGGAAGTTGTTCTACAATCGGGCCTGAATTGGCAGGATTTCAACAAAAATGGCTGGTTTAATGACAATCATTCGAAAAAAACCGTGGACATCCTGGGTTACCCAGATGGCCCCGCGCGCTATTTTCGGAAGGGCCAGGCCCTCCCCAGCGGTGATAAGGCAAAGGCGAATTGCCATTGGGTCGAGGGTTACCTTTTGGACACCCCGAAAGCAGATGAGGTCTGGGAATTGGGCAAGGCACTGGCAAAAACCCATCGGCGGCTCGGGCTGAGCGTCGAGGGCAAGATTTTCCGTCGCCAGGGACTTGGTAACAAGGTGATCGCCGAGGCCCTGGTGCGCAATGTGGCCATCACCAATTGCCCGGTCCATCCGGATGCCAAAATGGAGGTCCTGGCAAAAAGCCTGCTAGCCGTCGAGCACGCCGAGCCCGACGAGCTGGAGAAGGCTTTGACCATGGGCGTGGCTACTCCAGGCGTGGGCGTAGCCACCCAGGGCCCGCAATCAGGCCCGGGAGCGGGCAAGGTGCTGGTTGGCCAGAGCCTTGAACACGGGGCTCCCAGGCCTCGACTGGACGCCAAGGAAGACGAGGAAAAAGAGAAAGCCAAAAAGGCAACGGTACTCACCAAGAGTGAGGCCTTTGCATGGGTTCGGGCTCGGATGCCACGGGCTACGCCGGATCAAATTGAGCGATTTCTGAAGCTCACCCGCACGGCGAAACGCGCGGGAAACCTTTGAGGAGAAAAAACCATGGCCAAGAAAATTGAGAAAGACAAGCTGAAGAAAGCCGAAGAGGACGAGGAGGGCGAGGGCGGCGGGCAGGGCGGCGGGCCCGAGACCGAGGACGAGGACGAAGGGGACGAGGACGGCGACGAGGACGAAAATGGAGGCAAGGTGCCCAAGAATTTCGCGAAAAAGAGTGAGGATCTGACCCAGGACGATCTGGAAAAGTCGCTGAACAAGCTCGAGGCCTACGTGGCCGACGGGGACAAGCCGACGCGCAAGGCCCAGCTCCTCGAGAAAGCCCAGAGCGGCGAGCTGGCCAAGAGCGAGCGCGACGAGCTTTTCCAGATTCTCGGGGGCGGCACTCCCGCGGCCGAGGGCTTGGGCGCGAAGCTCGTGAAGGGCCTCGAGGATAACGAGACCCTGGCCAAGGCCCTGGACGTGTCGGACTACCTCCAGGAGCAGCACACCGAGCTGTGCAAATCACTGGATGCCCTCGGCGAGCACATCGAGAAGTCGGATTCGCGACAGCACGAATTCAATCTCGTCCTGGCCAAGGCCGTGGCCGACATCGGCGGGCTGGCCAAGGCAATGAGCGAGCGGCTGGAAGTGATCGAGGGCCAGCCGGTGCGCGGCCCCAAGTCGCGCGGCGTCTCCGCGGCGGCTCCGCTGGAGAAGAGTTTCGGCGGGCAGAAGCCGGGTGCCGCCGGTGAGGAATTTTCGAAATCCCAGATCCTCGACGGCATGCAAGACCTCTTGGAGAAATCGGTGGACTCGGGCCAGGGCGGCGCAGTGCCCGGGATCGGGGACATGGGCGTGGCGATCAGTAAATTCGAGCAGTTCAACACCATGCACCCCCAGGCTTTCGCGTTGGTCCGCGAACATTTGAACAGCAAACGGGTCGCCCAGTAACGGGCTTGTAGACGTACATCCCACTTTTCGCCCGGTACGGGCAGGAGGATTTCACAATGTTCGGTCTCGACATGGTTTCTTGGAAGGATTACCAGGGAGTAGAGGGCTTTGGGCAGTCGTCCCAGCAGGATGTGGACGAATTAAATAAGGCGCTCCTCGCGAACGCCGATATCAACAATCCCGGATCTTCGGCTGGGGAAGGATTCCCCTTGAGAGTCGAGAGCTTGGAGTCAACGCTCAAATCGACAACCTACCGCATGGAACACCTCAAGCTATTCAAGTCGCTCCCCAAGATTCCGGCCTTCAATACGGTTGAAGAACACAATGAAATCAGCAGCTACGGCCAGAATCCGGATGCTGGTTTCATCGAAGAGGGCAGTCTCCCAGCCGAGGACGATTCGGTTTATGCGCGAAAATACGCCGTGGTGAAGTTTCTCGGGACTTCTCGCCGAGTTAGCCACGTAATGAGCCTTGTGAAGCCGGCTCACGGATCGATCATCGCAAATGAGACAGTCAACGGCACCATGCACCTGCTCAAGATCCTGGAGCGGGCGCTTTTCTACGGAAATTCCGACCTTTGCGCTCTGCAATTCGACGGTTTCGAGAAGCTGATCACGGCGAATTCTCCCGCAACCAACATCATCGACATGCGCGGCGAGCCGTTGTCCGAGGACAGCCTGACCGACGCGTGCCTCACGGTTTTCGATGCGCCGAATTATGGCTTTCCCACCCACCTGCACTGCAACCCTAAGTGCAAGGCCGACCTCGTGAAAACCTTTTTCCCCAAAGAGCGGCACAACACTTTCGCGGGCAACGGCAACACGGTCGGTCTGGACGTCAAGGCGTTCACGAGCCCGGCTGGTGACGTGCAATTCGAATCCAATGTTTTTGTCACCGACGGCGGCGCCCCCACGGCGGCTGTGGGCTCGGCCACCCTGCGGCCGGCTTCTCCGGTGATCAGCACGTCGGCAACCGATACCGCAAACGTGCTTTCGCAGTATGGCGCGGATGACGCGGGCTCGTATTTTTTCAAGATCCAGGCCTGCAATCGGTTCGGCCGCTCGGCGGCCGTGAACGTGGATGGCTCGGCCATCTCGGTCGATGCCGGCGACATGGTGACTTTCGGCGTGACCCCCTCGGGCGCGGTCGAAGTCGAGTGGTACGAGATTTACAAGACCAAAAAGGCCGGCGCGATCACGACCACCCGGCTCGTCTTGAAGGTCGCCAATGCGGCGGGAGCCGGTGAGCAGGTCATCATCGAGCTGAATGCCAACATTCCCTACACCACGTCCGCCTTCCTGTTCCAGCAAAACCTAGAGTGCATGAGTTTCAAGCAGTTAGCTCCGATGGTCAAAATCCCGCTGGCGACAATCGACAGCAGTATCAGATGGATGCAGTTGCTTTACGGCACGCCGGTGCTCTACACCCCGGGAAAGGTGGCTCTTATCAAGAACATCGGCCGTCCGGCCGGGTACGTGGGAGCCCCGTAAGGAAAGCCGAGTAGTCAACCGTCACTGAACAGGGGCGAGGCTACCTAGATCGCCTCGCCCCTTTTTTTCAGAAAGGATTTGTGCCATGGAATACACCGTTAGCAGCGCCGAAAAGAATCGTATCCCGACCGCCGAAGAAAAAGTACTCCTGACCAAGCTCCGGGCCATGGGCTTCACGGTTTTTCTGGGTGCGCCCGAGCTGGCCGACGTTGACCAGGTGGTGGACGATCAGCCCATCGCCGACGGCGTACTGAGCCTCGCGGCCCAGCTAGATGTCCCTCGCAACCTCACTTACGCGATTACCGACGTAAACGACTCGTCGAGCGGCACTTGCGTTGTAATCGGTACCGACATGCTGGGTCGCGCGGTCACTGAGTCGTTCACTTGGGCGCTGACCGTCGGCAAGACCAAAACCGGGACGGTGATTTTCGCCAAGATCACAAGTGCGACTCTTTCAGGGGTGACGGGATCTGCGGGCGGGGCAACCGATATGATCAATATCGGCTGCGGTACCGTGATCGGTATCCCGATGGACATCGAGGATTCGGACGAGGTGCGCCATGCGTATCTGGGCGTGGCGCGGGTCGCAACCCCGGTGATCGCGACCGGCGAGCACACCAGCGGCGTGGATGTCTCGGGCTCGACCTACGACGGGAGCAAGGTCATGTTTGTGGTGATCCAGCCGACCCGCCTTGTCCCCAACCCTGACTGAGAAAGGTGGCGCTAGATGGCGAATCAATTACAATGCACCCTTTCCCAGGAGGAAAAGGCGCGGATTCCAACCGCGGCTGAAAAGGAATTCCTGGAGTCGGGGGCAGCCGTCAATGACATCGACGTGGACGACATCCCGTCGCATGCAGAAAAATTGTGGCTCACGGGGCAGGAGACAAACGACCTGACCGGGGTCACTGCGACCGAGGCCTCATGGGTCACTACCCAGCAAGCGGCGACTCATGTCGGCGTGGATACGGATGAAGCATCGTGGCTCGAGGCCAATGTTGCCAATCACGCGCTGACTGACGCGGAATATGCGCGGGTGCCCACGGGAGCAGAAAAGGAATTTCTGGAGGGCATGGTCGGCGACCAGGACGCGGCTTATGCCAATCTGGGTACCCCAGCCCTTGCGGACGTGGATCGGATCGTGGTTTCGGCGGCGTGGGCGGCTGGAGCACTCTCGATCGCCCAGCAACCGGATGTCCCCAGAAACGTCACGGCGACGTTGACCGACGCGGACAATTCGGTCACGGGGACCCTGACTATCACCGGACTCGATCGCAATGCCGTGCCGGTGGTGGAAGTCATGAGCCCGGCGGGTAACGGGACTGGAAAGACGCTCACGGGAACCAAGATTTTCGCCTCGATTGTCTCTTGCGTGATTTCGGGAACGTCGGGCGAGACGGGCGCGGATCTGATCGTGATCGGTACCGGGAACCTGATCGGTTTACCCACCAATATCAGCAACACCAATCAGGTCCATTCGGTGGTTTTCAACGGGGCAGTGGTGGCGGCTCCGACGCTGGCGGCGGGCGTGAGTCTGTCTGGCGTGAACGTTTCGACCCTGGTGTACAACGGCGTCAAGCGGCTGGAAGCCTATGTTACCGGGACCGGCGGAAACATCTCGGTCGATAACATCCCGACGGTGGCGGAAAAGGCTTTCCTGGGAACAAACGTCCTGGCTTTCTGTTTGCCTGCGGCGGACGAGGTGTCCTGGGTTACAGCCAATCACGAGAAGAATTGCTTGACCGCCGATGAGCTGACCCACCTCCCCTCGCATGCAGAGAAAGTCTGGCTGACCACCGAGCAGGCGGCTGGACGGGTGGCGGTGACGGTAGCGGAGCGCGGGGTGCTGACTGCGCTCCTATCCGGAGCAGCGGCTTTCCCGCTGTCTCTGGGCGCTCCGATCCTGGTAGATGATGATCGGATCGTGGAGTCAGTGGACTGGGATGATGGTACGCTCGTCATCGCGGCCCAGCCAGACGTGCCAAGAAATATCGTGATCACGCTCACCGATGGGGACAATTCCACTACGGGCACGATCACGGTAACTGGCCTGGACATAAACGGTCGGGCAGTGGTGGAGACCATGAGCCCGGACGGTGCGGGTAACGGAAAGAGCTTGACCGGTACCAAGATTTTCAAAACTGTTTCAAGCGTGGTAATTAGTCTATCCGCTGGATCGGGTGATGACGATCACGTAATCGTTGGCTTGGGCAACCTGATCGGTACGCCGGTGGATTTGGCGGCGGCCGCCGAGGTGGTGCTGGTGCGGCTGGACGGGACGATCGATGCCGACGTGACGATCGCCACGGGCGTGAGCACTTCAGGCGTGAATTCGAGTGCTCACACCTACAACGGGATCAAAATTCTCGACGCAATCATCCAGATGGGCCTGACTTGATAGGTCCAGGAAAGGGAGCATAGCGATGGACCTCAAAAATACTTACCTGCATGCGCGCGGGACATCCGTGAAGGTGCAAGGGCACGTTTACGAGATCGACCCCAAAGGGATCGCCCACGGGGTCGCGCCCGAGCACGCCAGGCGCCTCATGAAAGACAAGGTTGCCTGGAAAATGTACCGCCAACCCGCGGAGGCGGAGCCAGAGCCGGAAGCGGAGCAAAAGCCCAAGGTGCCCACCGAGCCCATGGTCGAAGTTCCGGCCCCCATGCCTGGACCCGGACCCGAGCTGATTCCCTCGGGGGCAGCAGAAGCGGCGTTCGAGCCCGCTCCGTTGCCCGTGGAGGCCCCGAAGCCGGCACCCCTGCCCGAGCCCTCGTCGAGCTACAAGAGGGGCCCTGGGAGGCCCAAGGGCAGGTGACAGAGCAACCATTCAAGGGCTGGGTACTCCAGCCGGAGGGATGATCATGGGCAATCTAGCGAAACAGGCGCATGACTCAATCCCGTTTTGCCAGGATCAGGGCATTCCCACTTTTCTGGGTGCCTCGCAGACGGGACTTTCGTTTCAAACGATCCTCACCACCATGCCGGTGGCGGGCGTGATCACTTTCGCGACTTTCGGGCTGGCGGACATGGCGGATGGTGACTACGCTCTTTTCATCCAGAATCACACGGACCCGGCGGACGAGGCGCTGGTGGCACGCGTGGATCGATTGACCACGGGATTTACCATCACCAACACGGATGCGGCCGATGTGCTGGATATTCTGGTGGTCGGAAAACTTAAGGGGCAGGTGGGCGACGGGCCCGCTTGATCCAGAAAGGTGCAAGACCATGAGTAACTCAGTCAAGAAGGCACGGGATTTCATCCCGTTTTGCAAGGATCAAGGGATGCCCACAATTGTGGGTACGGCGCAAACAGGTCTGTCGGGACAGGTCCTCATGATTCCCATGCCGGCGGACGGGGTGATCGTTTTCGCGGATCAGGGCCTCCAGGACATGGCGGACGCGGATTACGCGCTGATCATCCACAACCATACCAATCCCGCCAATGAGGCGACGCTGGCCCGCAATGTGCGGCTCACTACCGGATTCACGATCACGGGCCCGAGCACCAGCGCCGAGTTGGACATCCTGATTCTCGGGAAGCTCAAGGGCCAGGTGGGCGACGGCGCGGCCTGATCAGAAAGGCGGTAGATCATGAGTATCATGGAGTCGAGAGGTGGATGGCCCCACGTATATCGGATTGACGGCCTGTCTAACTCCGAGCCGACGAATCACCGTTTTGGGTCCGTGGCGAAATACCTGAAAATCCGCGCGGCGGATAATGATGTAATGGTATTTTTCACGGAAGAGGATGCTACCGCGGGCGAAAACTACGTGCTGGTGCCCGTACCCTCCGAGACCTCGTTTATCGATGGCTGGGAGGGCCCGGCCGAGTGCCGAGAGGTCTGGCTGCAAAGCGCAGGCACGGAAAGCGCAACCTCGGACGTGGAGCTGGTGGCATTTCTGCGGCGCGGTTAATCTTCCCTATCCCAGTCAATCCGGCTACCATATTTACATGCGCGCGAAAAATAGAATCCTGATCGCGGATACCGATCGCTCGGTACTCCACAATTTTGCGGAATACCTGCGCGAAAATGCTTTTTGCGCAATTACCACCCAATCAACGGTAGGGGCGTTGACCCAGCTTATCGAGGCCGGGCCTCCTATTGATTTATTTTTGGTGGATTTCGAAATCGCAAAAGCGGGGGATTGGCACTTGATCCGATATATTCGGCGGACGCTGGTAATCACCCCGGTGCAATTGCCGATCATAGTATTCGCCCCTATTCTGGGGGTGGATATCGAAATGACCCTCATGCGGGAAGAAATTAACGACTGGCTAGAAAAGCCCGTATGTCCGCTGGCTTTACTGCTACCTAAAATACGAGCCCTACTCGGGCTAGAAGGGGCTACCAGTGGACAGTGAAACGCGCACTCTGATCACGGCCGTGGTGGGTAGTTTCGCCGTAACCACAACGGTGATTGGTATCCTTTTCCGGCAATTGCTCAAGAGCTATCGAGACCACGACGCGCAACGGTTCGAGGTGCTCCGGAGCGAGTACACCATGCAGATAGAGGCGCTCCGAAAAAGCGCGCAGGATACGATCGAAGCGCGAAGAGAATGCGAATTGCGGGAGAATGGCGCGTTGAAGCGGCTCGAGGACGGGATCGAAAAAATCCGGGACAGATGGGAGCAGTTTGTCCGGGATGACGCGGCCATGGAAGCCACCCGCGGGCGCAAGGTGGATGCCCTATTCAACGTCGTCGATTATGTAAAAGAAGAGGTGCGCGGATTGAAGCCAGTGATATTTCAACGGCTGGATGAGGGATACCGCAAAATAAAAACAGAGGTGATCCAAGAAATCCGGGCAGATTTACGGAAAGGTGCGTAGGCCATGGACATTGAAACCGACGCTACCCCCACCCCGCGATACAGCGCAGAGTACAGCCCACTATGGGATAATAGAGGCATGCTAGAGCAGTTTGATTTGCTGCAAGCGGTTTTCGAATCCATGCTTGATGAAATCCGATCTTTTCGGGAATTGATGCAGGAACCCTCGGGGGAATTGGGAGCTAGCCTAGAAAGGGGCAAATCATGACCATTATCGTCAAGCGTTTTGGGTGGGGTGAGCTGGTAGGCGTATTGCTCGGGTTGTTTATCGGATTGTTGTCCGCAAGCCTGGCCCAGAAGTTTATTAGCCAGCAGGGGCCCGACCAGGCCAAGGCGCTGACCCCCTGGAAAGGTATCTGCGCCCAGACCCAGCAGCTCGCCCTTGTCCTCGAGCAGCAATTCCAGGCCATGGATACCCGCCTGGATAATATTGAGACGCAAACGGCTGGGCTGATAAAGGGCCAGGGCGATATTTTGCGGCATTTTTCCCTTCCGCCTATCGGGCTCATGACCATTCGCGTGGTGCCCACCATTCCGCTGATCGATGAGTGGGATTTGCGAGAATGTTTCAAAGAGCCCTAGTCTTTCCAATTTCCAGCATTTGCGGCAAGATAGTGGGTAGCACCACCAGAGAAAGGGCCAGGCGATGGCGTCGATCGTGATCCAGATGGCAATCGAGGACCTCCAGGCGGTAATCGCGGCCTGGACTCACATAAAAATTTACCGATCCACCGATGGGCTGACCGGGGAATACGTGGAGATCAGCGAGCCCCACTCCAGGCCGGTGTTGCACAAATACCTGACCCAGTATGATTTCACCGATTTTTACGGGGACGCGGATTTCTGGTACAAGTCGGCCTACCTCAATGAGGGCTCGGGGATCGAGTCGGAGCCTACTGCGGCTTTCCAGGGCACCCTGGACGCGGCCCTGGACATCATGTCGGTGAAGGAATTGAAGATCAATTACCTGTGGGGTGTGAACCTGACCGACGATTTTGGCTCGCCGTACCCGGATTCCATGATGGAATTCTATCTGCGCTCGGCGGTGGATACGGTCGAAAAAAAGCTCGACATCATGATCCGAAGCAAGGAAATCACGGACGAGGCGCACGATCTGATCCCCGATGACTACCGGGAGTATATGTGGATCAAAACCAAAGAAAAGCCGGTGCAGAGCATCACGTCCGTGAAGCTGGTGATGCCGGCCAATAGCCTGGTGCAGACATTCACCGGGGACGATATTTTGCTCGACCAGCAATTCGGGGTGATCCAGATCGTGCCTCCGGCGCTGGATGCGGGCAGCGTCTTGCTTTTCTCGGGCGCGGGGGCCTACCCGTGGGCCCGCAACCTCGTGCGGCGTATCCCGCACGCGTGGCGCGTGACCTATACCGCTGGCTTCGCCCCGGGCGAGGTCCCGGAGAATATCCGGCACCTGATCGGAATGTACGCGGCCATGGGCCCGCTCAATATCGCCGGAGACCTCATTGCTGGGGCCGGAATTGCCAGCCAGTCACTTTCCATTGACGGACTTTCTCAAGCAATATCAACTACTTCCAGCGCGACTAACGCGGGGTACGGGGCCAGAATTTTGCAATACTTGAAGGAAATCAAGGACATGCTCCCAGAAATGCGCAAGGCGTACCATGGAATAGGGTTTGTGGTGGCGTAACATGCCGACGATCACAATGCCAGCGGTTCCAGTGCTCGGGGTGCCCTACGGGGCGAAAGAGAGCGGCAATCGCGCCGACTTCAAGGCCGAGTCGTTCGACATGTTGATCGAGACCAAAGGGTATCAATACGCGTGGACGCGGGCGACGATGTGCCCTTGTGAGTCGGTGGCGACGCAAACCAAAACAGCAGATCCCAATTGCCCGCTGTGCAACGGAGGCGGGTGGATCTATTTCGGCGGGAGCGTACCCCAGCCGCAAGCGCAGATCGGGACCCTGACCGAGGTGCAGGAAAAAATCGTGACCGCTACCAGCGCCATGGTGATTCGCGGGATCGCGACCTCGATCCAGGCCGAATATCGCCCCTGGGATAAGCTGGGCAATTGGATGGCCGGCACCATGCAGATCACGGTCCGCGCGGAAAACATGCTCGGGTTTTACGATAAGCTGGTATGCCTGGATGCCCAGATCGTCTATGCCGAGCTGAGAGAAATGCCGTCGGGAAACAAATTGCCCACCCGGTATCTGATCACGGCGATCAACATGGTGCGGAGCAACACCCAGGTTTATCAGATCGGGGTGGATTACTACCTCGAGGACGGCGAAATCTGGTTTTACGAGGAGCACCGGCCCGAGACGGGCGATCGGCTCACGGTCCACTACCTGTGCCACCCGACCTATCTGGTGACCGAGCACCCGCACGTTGCGCGGGTGACGGTAACGAAATTCAAGGCCGCCGTGAACAAGACCCCCGTGGGTACGCCGCGGGCACTACCCAATCAGGCGATCATCCGATACGACTTTTTGCCCGGATAGGAGCGCGCATGATCGTGATCGGTAATATCGAGCGGATCATTCCCCTGGAGGTAATGGGGCAGCTCCAGCCTCCCGAGGTGGACGCGGTGTTGGAGAATATCGCCGCGGGGGCGCGGGACAAGTGGATATCACTGGCTCGAGAGGACAAGTCGCATTTCCGCTTCGAGTATATCGACGGGATCAAAGAGGTGCAGCTATCCCCGGGAATGGCGACGATCGCGCTGACTGGCGAGGTCCCGCACCTGCTAGAAAACGGATCTGGTGCGACCGACATGCGGGATTTTCTCCTCGGGCCGAATGTCCCGACGGTAGCGCGCGGAAAGCGCGGAAAGCACGCCGCGAAAAAGGGCGGCTACTACCGGTTTATCCCCATGCGGCATATGACCCCGGGCACTGCGGCTGAACCTCGAGGCCAGACGTTCGGGCAGGAGATGGGCAAAGCCTACGCAGGCAAGCTCGGCGAAGTCGCGGCCAAGAAATTGGGCAAGACGGTTTACGGGGCCGTTTCTCAATTTACCGGGCCGGCCGGGGCGGCTAATGCCGCCACCCGGACCAACCCCTACGGGGGAAAGACCCAGTGGGGCGCGAAATTGCCCGCTGGTGTCGGGGGCGTGGGCCTGCTCAAGCCCCACCACAAGACCGATATCTATGCCGGCATGTACCGCATGGAGAAGACCTACAAGGCAAAAACCCAAGCGTCGTTTGTGACCTTTCGGACCATCTCCACCAATGTCACCGAGGGGTGGATGCGCGGGGCTATTCGCGCCAGGCATTATGCGCAAAAGGTTGGCGATTACGTGGATAAAATAGCGGCTGGCGCGTTCGAAGCCTACCTCAAAGGACGAGCATCATGATCCACCGATATCTGTACGATGCGCTCAAGATCGGGATTGCCCAGTTGACCAGCACCCCGGAATACCTGGATGACATTTTCACCCGGAGCTACGGGCTGGAGGCCTCCGAGGTCGCGGCCATCAAAACGTATTTTGCTGCGCACCCACCCACGGTGGTCAACGGGTACGCGCGGGTGGATGTGCAATTTCCGGCAATCGCGATCGTCCTGGGGCGAGAATCCGAATCGGACAAATACCTCGGGGAGTCGGCGGGCGTGGTGACGGACGAGGAGGACGATCTTTTCAATGCCGACATTACCGGCGCGATCTGGCAGTTTGTCTATAATCTGGAAATTTACGCCGAGAATCCGGACGTGGTGACCTGGTATTACGAGATCGCCAAACAGATAATCCAGGACGCGCGGGATTTTTTCATCGATCGGGGTGTGTTTGAAATTCAGCTTTCGGGTTCGGACATGGCCCCGGACCCAGCTTACATGCCTGAGCACCTTTTTGGGCGTCAATTGACGGTGGAGTGCAAGCGAGAAATGGAAATCATCCACCGGCATACAATCGCGGGTAAAGCCTTTGAGGTGGCCGGTGTACATATTGACAGCTCTGGCAGTCCTAGCGATCCTGGTGGGGAAACATTATCTCTGGTGACCACGTATACAGAAGGAGATTCCTGATATGGGAAAAACCACCTATAATCCGGATTACACCATGGCAGGCACTTCGAAAATTCCCCCTTCCAAAGCAGATCCCGTTGTGGAGGCGAACCCCCCCGCGTCCGAAGGGCTCGAGGCCCCGGAAATCACCCAGGTGGATATTCCGCCGGCGGTAGAATTGCCCGCGGTGCGCCTCGAGGTTTTCGCCAGAGTGCACGGCGCAAAATGGGATCAATTCGCTGGCTTTCGCGCCTGGGCCACCCAGCAAAAGCTGGCCCCTCGATCGGTTCCGGAATGGCGCGCCGAATTCCTGAAGTTTCAGAAAAAGCCAACCAAATAAGAGGAGAAGACCATGGCCAGCAGCATTTTTTTCGGAGGCAGGCTGATCAGCGTGCCGGGCTCTTACAGTGTGGTGGACGCCAGTGGGCTGGAGTCTGTCGGGCTGAGCGCGGCCGGGATCGTGGCGGTGATTGGGGAGGCCGAGGGCGGTATCCCGGTTTCGGAAATCGCCGACATCGACGATTTCATCCGGTGCCGGAAGCCGGAAAAGGCGCGGGAGTATTTCCGCGCGGGCCCGCTCCGGGAAGCGGCGGACATGGTATTCGCTCCGGCGAAGGACGTGGCCATCCCGGGCGGGGCGGTCGAGATGGTGGCCATGAAGGTCAACCCGGCCACCCAAGCCACGGCACCCCTGGCCAACACCTACGGGGATGCGCTCACGTTGACCAGCAAGGACTACGGGGCTTTCACCAGCCAGGTGAATGTCACGATCGAAACCGGGACCAGCCAGGGCAAGCTGGTGACCATCACGTTCGAGGACGTGGTGGAGTCGGCGGACGATCTGGGCGGTGACGCGTTTTTCACGATCACTTACACCAAGGGGACCGGTGGCTGGGGCACCATGACCAGCGAGGTCGCCAGTGGTGGCCTGATCGCTTGCCGCGGGACCCGTACCAACCTCGGGCTGGACGACCAGATCGCGGGGCAGTTGTCGGGCAATAGTCGGGTCGAGGCGAAATCGTCGAGTGCTTCGGATACAGCCATCCAGTTGATCGTTTACGGCCTGGCAGCGGCGGGAACGGTCCAGCAAGAGAGCATCATCCTCGCCGGCACCACGGTGGTGGCGGGGCTTCTGACTTTCTCGAAAGTCATGGGCGCGCGGATAGTCGGCACGGCCGTGGGAACAATCACGCTCCAGCTCCTAGCGGCCGGGGCAACGGTGTTGACGGTAGCAGCAGGGGCCAACACGATGAAGGGCTTGACCCCCTGCGCTACTCTGTACGTGGGCAATACGATCGTTTACGCGATATCCAGCGGGGCCAGCACCAAGAGCGTGATCCTGATCGGTACGAGCGCGGCCGGAGCGGCGCAGATCGAAAAGGTGGTGTTGACCGGGGTGGTTTCCAAGCCCGGAGTTTCCACCTGGAGCGAGATCACTTATATCGCCCTCGGCGAGGTCGAGGCGGCCCAGACGATCACTTTCTCGGCGGTGGCGCTCCAGACCACGACCCTGCAAAACACCATGCAGAAGGTCGCGGACTACGTGAACGGGCGAAACAACGGGACCAATGGTTTCGTCCTCACCCAGATTTTGGGGCTGTACACCTTCGACCCGGCCAACCTGGACGTGACGCTGGGCGCAGGCGGCGCGGTGGACTGCTACACGGTGAGCCCGAGCTATTATGCCAACCTGTGGCGGATCGTGGATTGGATCAATCAGAATAGCGCCTTTGTCACTGCGGAAGCGGCGACCGGCGCCAAGGGCGGAGCCCCGAGCAACACTACAGCAGCGGTATATCTGTCCGGCGGTAGCGAGGGGACCACGACGGCCGAGCACTGGCAGTTGGCTTTCAACCTCCTGAAACAGATCCGAGTCAACACGGTGGTGCCCCTGACCGCTGACCCGGCGGTGCACGCCATGGGCGACGCGCACTGCGCCTATATGTGCGGGATCGGCCGGAGCGAGCGCGACCAGGTGGTAGGCCTGAAAAATACGGCCATGACCGACCTGGCCACCAAGACCGAAACAAAGACCCAGATCGTGGCGCTCAATTCGCGGCACACCCGGGCGGTATCCCAGGCGATGGAGCGGTACAACACGGCCGGCGAGCGGGAGGAGTTTGACCCCTGTTACCTGGCTGCGGTGGTCGCTGGGATGCAGGCGGGCTCGACCGTGGGCGAGTCGCTGACTTTCAAGTACGCAAACGTGCTCAAGCTCCGGCAGGCCTCGAGCTGGAACCCGACCGATGACGCCGAGGAGATGATCCAGGCGGGCCTTTGCTTCCTGGAGCTGGTGGACGGGATCGGTCGGCGGGTGGTCCGAAACAACACCACCCATCTGGCGACCAACAATTCCAGTTATGTCGAAGCAAGCGTCAATGAGGCGGTGAATTTTGCCGTTTACAACCTGCGCGGAAACCTCGAGGTGGCCGTCGGCCGCAAGGGCTTCTCCGGGACGGTCAACGGCACCAAGGGCGTGGCAATCGCCTCCCTCGGGTTGCTCAAAGACGAGGAAATCATCGTGGCCGATCGGTCGCTGGCCGTGGAGCTAGCCGTGGATGTGATGGAGGTGTCCGTGGAGATGGCCCCAGTCATTCCGGTGAATTTTGTGAAAACAACCGTCCACCTCGTCACGACGCGGATCGCCGCGGTGTAAAGGAGCGAAAAAATGGCAACCGCCGCAAAAGGTAGGATAATGACTGGGGCACGGGCCCTGTTCATGATCAATTCAGTCAAGGTCGGGTACGCCAAGACGGTGACCGTCGCGGAGTCGATCGATTATCAGCCGGTAGAGGTAATCGGAAATATCGAGGTCGAGGAGCACGTCCCGGTGGCTTACCGGGTGAGCATGACCGCCGCATTTTTCCGGCTGGTGGGGGAGACGGTCAAGAGCCTGGGGTATTTTCCCACCGCGGGCACCAGCTCCGACGACCACCTGACCAACATCCTCACGGTGTCCGATGTGCTCCAGGCGACGATCGAGGACACCAAGACTGGCAAAGTTCTTGCTACCCTGGAGCAAGTCAAGCTAGTCTCAAACAATTGGAACCTGGACGCTCGAGGTATCATGGGCAATGACGTGGAATTCGTGGCGATCCGCGTGAAGGATGAATCGGAAGTCTAGCGAGAAGTGCCGGACTATTTAAGACTGGCGAAAAAGAGCTTTCAAGGTTTCCCCCCACCTTAAAGCTCTTTTTTTATGATCTTGCCCCCGGGCCCTCCTATCTGTCATTTTTGATCCAGATCACTTTTCGCAAAGGATGCTCAAAATGGACTCGAAAGAGCTAGCCAATCGACTGAACCCGCGTCACCTGGAAGTGCCCGAAGTAGAGGCCTTGCAGGCGGCCATGGCCGAAGAGGACCCCTTCCTGGTTATCCCGTCGGAGAAAAAGCCCAACCCAAAAGATAATCGGGAATACCCGTTCGTTTTTTCTCACACCGATGGGCATGGGAAAATCTGGAAAGGGAATTTCACGAACAAGGTGCTGACCATCCGAGACCGCCAGTCGGTGGGGGTGTTGCGGGCGCGGCTGGCCTCCGGGGTGCCGGTGGTGGCCCTGGATGACATGACCCAAGAGATCAATCTCATGATCGCGCACCTCACGTTTTCTCTGACCGAGCGGCCGGACTGGGCCAAGGATCTGCAAAACCTGGACGACATCCGGTTGCTGCAAGAGCTATACCTGGAGGTCGCCTCTCACGAGGCGCATTTTCTCGGATACGCAAAGGATAAAGCGGCAAGCGGAGCGCAATAATAAGGCGGGGCTGGTGCGGCTGAAGCACTGGTGGGCGGGCAAGTACAAGCTCCCCCCCAATCATTCGCTTTTTGAAACGCAATCGGTGGCCGAGCTGGTGCTCGAGCAATACGAGGACCTCTATTACCAGCGGGCCGAGCTGGAGGCGAACCTGGAGGATCTTTCTGGAGACGCGTTGCGGGAGGCTGAGCGCAAGATTAGGGAAATAGGCAAGGCGCTCGGCGAGAAAGTGGATGGAGAAGACGATTTGATCGACAAATGGGAAAGGGAGCTGGCCGAAGGAAAAATCCCCAACCTGGAGGAGCGACCCGATGGACATTAAGACCAATGTGGTGATCCAGGCCGAAACCCGCGGATTCGACAAGGCGCTGCGGGAGACCTTGGGCCTCACCCAGGGCGCACTCCAGGGCCTCAAAGACCAGGCGTCCGTCTATACGACCGTGCAAAAACAGGTGACGTTGCTGCAAGGCAAGATCGCGGAGCTAGCCAAACAGCAAATGGTGCTGAATCAGGAAATCACCAAGCTCGAGCGCGGTACTGAGGCATACGATTCTTTGAAAGAGTCGATAAAAGCTACTAATGAGGAAATGCAAAGCACTGAGCGACAGGTTCAGCTCACCACCCGGGCTTTCCGGTCAGAAGCGGATGCAGCCAAGAAATTGGCCGAAGCCCTCCAGGGCGTGAACGACAAGCAAACCTCCCAGAAGGGAGAGGCGCGCGGTTCTTTCACCCAGGGCTTGCTCCAGGGGGTGGCTCCAGGAGGGGCTGGTTTCCTCCAGCGGGGCCCTGGGATGAAGCAACAATTCCTGGGGCAGATGATTGGGCATGGAGCCAAGGAAGGGCTCGGAGGGCTTCTCTCGTCGCCTGTACAGGGCCTCGGGGGGATCTCCCGGGCGATGTCCGTGCTCCCGGGCGGGGGCCTTGTTGCGGGAATGATGGAAAACGCGATGAAGCACGCGGATACCGGGATGGCTTGGCGAGAGCAGCAATTCGCGGCGGCACCCTTCATGGGGGGCGGTGCATTGGGGAATATAGGCCCTATGCAAGATATCAATGCGGATTACGATAGGCAAAAAGCAGATTTGCGCTTTGGAGGAGCTGATGCGATAAAAGCTAACTATACCAAGGAATTTAACCGCCAGATGCCAATGGCGAAAATGAATTATGATGCTGAAAAGCATGCGTGGGACCCAGAAAATGCGCCTGATATAAGCCAATTAGCGGGAAAAGGCCCGGGATTTAGGCGGGCTAACGCTGAATTGAAAAAAAAAGCAGAATACCAATGGGGATCGGTTAAAGAGGATTACTTAAAGCAATTCGATAAATCGGCCGCATTGGCTATTGAAGATCGAAGCCGATTGCTTGACCTGAAACGCAAAGAGGAACTAGCCCCCATTCACGCCGCACGCGAAGCGCCTTTTGAGGGGGCTAGGCGCGCTGGATACAATCTCATGGGCAAGACCCGCCAACAATCCACCGAGGAGGCGCTGGGCCTGGTACAGGCCGGTGGCGGGACGGTCCAGGGAGCACTCCAGTCGGGAATGCTCCCGACGGCATTCGCGGCGAAAACCGCTTTCGGGGTGGGCTCGGAGACCTCCGGGGCCTTTCTGGCGGCTGGGAGGCGAGGGGGCCTTGTCGGAGGAGCGGGCAAGGGGGCTGAAGGCCTGTCCAGGTCCTTATCGGACGCCGTGAAGCTGGGTTTGACGGGTTCGGACGCAATCAAATACCTCCAGACCATTGCATCGGGGATCGCGGCCTGGGAGCAATCCGGAATTGAATTCAACAAAGACTCGTTTCGCAATATGGCCGATTCGCTCAATTCCGGGGGGATCGCCATGTCGCGGGCAATGAATATCGCTAGCGGCTTCCAGAATTACACCCAAGGAATGGGGCAGCGGGGGATTTCCGGAGGCCGGGATTTGATGCTCCTCCAGATGATGGGAGGCTTCAAGGGGGGCGGTGCCGATGACCTCGAGCAGGCAACCCTCCAGCTCGAATCCATGCAGCAGCAGGGCGGGGTCAATGCGGTAGAGGCCGGGGGCCCGATGGGCGACTTCATGCAGCGCATGATGGAGATGGGCGGTGGGGGAGCTTCTGGCCGGCGCTTCCTTCGCGGGCAGCTCGGGCAGATGGGTATCCAGACCTCGGGACTGGAAATCAATGCCATGGCCGAGCGGCTCACCGGCGAGCAGCTCTTGACCCCCGAGCAGCGAGATCAGATGGCAGCCGACAAGAAACGGCGGGAAGCCGGAGCCCAGCTCGGGGCAGATATTGCGACCCCTGGGGGGCTCCAAAAATTGGCAGCCGGTATGGTCCCGGGTGTGGTCAAAAACCAGGCGCAGGTGCAAGAGGAGCAGCTTGCGGTAGGCCTGAAAATGATTCCAGCCATGCAGACCTTGGCGCGGACCTCGGCGACCATGGCCGAGGCCTTCTCGAACCTCGCCGGCGGGGAGCACGGGGCGCTCAACAAATTTCTGAAAGTCATAGAGGGCGCGACGGTTGCTCTGGATGAATTCACGAAAAACGTCGAAAAATACGGAGTAGCCAAGGCGCTAGGTATGCTGGGAGCAAATTAAATGCCGACCACTGATTACCGCCCCGGGTACCAGGGCTCTGAAACAAGCTGGGTCAAGGTGGTGGTGTACCAGCGCACGGACGATCCATTTCTGGCCTCGGACGGGGTGCCGATCGAATTTTCTGGAAAACGAGCATCGGATAAAAATCCCGCGCTGATCGGGGTGAATACAGATAAAGCAATTGGTGTTCCAGGTAATTTCAATTTCACTGTAAAAGCTGACTCCGAAATATCGGACCTACTGAATATCATCGTGGATGACGCGTGGGTGGACCTGGTGTTCTACCGGCACGATCAACCCTGGCATGTCATGCGCGGGCTGGTGGATGAAATTCGACGCTCGGAGACGGTGGTCAACGCCGCGACGGTGCAGACCTATACGATTAGCGGCCGGGATTTCCAAAAAATCTGGGAGCTGACCCCAGTCTGGTTTTCGCCCTATGCCGGCGCGGATCTTATCTCCGAGTCAATTGCTTTCGAGGTGTTCAAAGGAATTCCTGAAATCATCGGGGACCCGGCAACCGCGGTGCAGGCCTACTTGAAAAAATTCCTGGAGGCCGTAGGGCAATCGGCTGGGGTGAATTGGTGGCCACCAGATGGGATGCCATCGGCGACCGAGGGGGATTTCCTGGGTTCGGTGACGTTCAATGCCGATAATTTCTTGAACGAGCCTGGCCGCAAGGCATTCAATCCGAATTTCATGCAACCCGACGGTACCCTTTGGGCTCTGGCAAAACAGCACTCTGACCCGGTTTTCACCGAGCTATATTGCGATGTGCTCCCGGACGGGGACCCGTTCAGCGGCCGGCTGGAGGCTGGAGACCCCCTCGAGCCTTCCGATACTCAAATGACGGTGGTGCTGCGCGATCGCCCTTTCCCGGTGACGGACCCTTTGATCGGAAATTTCTCTGACTCCTGGGATCGACTGCCCACCCACACGGTCCCGCGACAGCAGCTCCAGACGGTAGAAATCGGTCGATCGGGTCACGAGCGGTTTAACGCTTATTTTGTGGCCAGCATGCTGCACCAGGAGACCATGGGCAAGCACGGGCTCACTCTCATGGCCCCGCTCGTCGATAAGGAGGACATCAAGCGCCACGGGATGCGCCGTTTCGACGTGCAAAGCTCCCAGATGCCCGATGACCTGGATCCCACCGTCATGGCTGAAAAACAGCGGCGGATCGTGCGAGATTGGTATTGTCTCAACCCCTATTTCCTCTCGGGGACCTTGGGGCTCGGGATGGGTCGGCCAGACATCCGGATCGGGAATAAACTGGTGATCCCTGGAGCTATTTCCCAGGATCAGAATGAAACCTATTACGTTGAAACTGTAGGGCATTCCTGGACGTTCGGGCGCGGTACGCGCACCCAGGTGGGGGTCACGCGCGGGTGGATCGGGAAAGACGCGTCCATGCGCGAAACCCTCCAGAAAATCTCGAACCGCTACAAGGTGCCGGCCATCGTGGACGAGTCGCTGATCGGCTGGGGAGAAATGGCATAATGGCTAGTAATGTCATAGGGTTTGGCACAAGAATCCAGGAGGGCATTCCCCGACGGCCGGCGAGTCGGGGCGAGCAGCGCGCGGGCGGGCTCATGTTGCGGGGGGTGGTCATGGCCACCTACGTCTCTGACTCCCCCGGGCACCCGCACGAGGAGGACACCAGCAATCCGCCGGTGGCCGTCTACTGCGATGTGCTCGTAATGCCCTCCATCTCCCGCCAGAGGTGGTTTGGGCTTCGGGGGGTGCTGGTATCCCAACCCCGCGGGGGAATGCACCACGGGGCCGTCTGGAAGCCCAGAGCCACCACGGTGGACCTCTCGAGCAGCCTGGACTCCTCTGGCGCGATCGCGAATCCCGCCTATCTCGACGGGGATCACGTCCTGATCGGGTTTTTGAACGACAATCTATCCCAGCCGGTGATCCTGTCTGGGTTGCCGCACCCGTCCACGGACATGGGAAACGAGACCAAAGACCTGGGTTTTCGCATGAAGCTCAAGGTTGCGGACGGGGACCCAGAAATCTGGAAACACCATGGGATCTGGTGGGGCGTGACCGACGCGGGGGATTTCCTGGTAGATACCACTTACGCGAACAACGGCAAGCTGGCGGCGGATGGGAAAGAGGCCGCGCCGAAAACCGACGGCTCGGCCGGGAATTTCACCGTCCGACTTCCGACCGGAGCCAAGCTCATTCTGAAGATCGCCGACGGGGCGTCAATTGAGTGGTCGGGGTCGGCGGCGACAGCCCAGCTAATCGTGGGCAACGGGGCGGTCAAGGCGGCCATCGCCGACCACTTGCAGCAGCTTTGGGGGACGCTCAAGAGCTGGCTGGAGGCGGTGACTGTGCCCACGGGGATGGGGCCCAGCGGGACGCCAAGCAACACCCCAGCGACCGCCTGGAACACAAACATCAATTCCAATCAGCTCAAATTTCCCGACAACGGAGCGTAACATGGCGCTGAGTGCGAGCACGTTGAAAAGCCAGATCGAGAATATGGCGAATACGGACACCGAGGTGACCGCTTGTAGCAATTGGGCTACGGGCTTCGATGAGTATTTCAAGGGCGCAGGGTGCAATGGGGCTCCGGTAGCTCCGGCGGCACTGGTGGCGGCCAAGGCCGCCATGCAAGGGGCGCTGGCGGGCATGAGCGGGCCAGGACAGGGGTCGGTGAAGCTCCAGGCGGCCATTGTCGCCTACTGGGGGGCCCTGATCCCAGCGGTAGCCTGGCCTCCTGCGACGGTCATTACCCCCCCTCCAGGGCTTGCTGGTTTGGCTCCGGCGCTGGTGGCGGTATTCCTGGCCAATACTACCGGGAAAAAAAGCAAGGCGGATTCAGCCCAGACAATCGCGAACGCGATTCATGCAATTATGATCGTGGGTGGCTTGGGTGTTTTTCCGCCTCCGATTGGGCCCATGCCCATTTTGTAAAGGAGACTTCCATGGCGGTAGCTTCAACGCTCGCATATGTCAAAGAGCTTCTCCGGCAAAAAATGGCCCAAGATGAAAATTTTCAGAAACGATTTCTCCATTTTTTTGAATTGCAGGTCCCGAAAGAAGTCGCTTATATCGAAAATCTTACTTTTCTTTTCCCGATTATCCTTCCGCCCCAGAGCTATTCCATGGAGGAGCCGTTTGCCGCGGAATTGAGCTTTACCCAGGGGGGCGGGCTCTGGGCAGAAGAAAATGGGATCGTCCGGAGAATAATCCGGTTGCGGGGGAATACTGGCTGGAAACCGCGATCGCTCAAAGTAGAATTTAATTCCCCCAAAGCGGTGGATATTGCGAATTCGAAACAATCATACTCGCGGAAATTGCCGGATACCGTACTTTCCGCAATTTCCGGGCAGCGCCATTTCCAGTATCTCCAGGATTCAGTATTCCGGGCCTACGCGGACCTGAAAGCCGACCCAGCCACGGCGAAAGACACCAAGCTGATTTACCACAACCCCCAGGATATGGAGCACTGGGTGGTGGTCCCTAACCGGTTTACCCTTCTGCGGGATCGCGCCCAGCCGTTGCTGTACAACTACGATATCGAATTGTTTGCCGTCGAGCGCGGAGAAGACATTGACGCGGATTTTTCCGAGGACAAATCCATTTTCGATCTCGTAAAAGGCGCTATGAGCCTGGTGAAATTAGGGCTCGATCTATTGCAGGGGGCCATCAATGACTTGATCGCGCTGGAGGGCGTGATTATGGGGTTTGTGAAAAACATCGATACCCTGATCGCTCGAGGTGTCGAGGTGGGGGAAGCGGTCCAGGATTATGTCGAGGGGCGCGCGGAATTGATCGATGCTACTTTTGATTATGTGGCGGCGCACCTTACAAATTGGGAAACCGCGGCCGGGACAATCGCGATGTACATGGATCGCAATGAAGGGGATAAATCGGTACCAGAGGAGGTATTACAGAAAATCCGAAAGGTGGCCGATGCGATCAATTTGATATTGGCGCACCCGGAGCTTTTCGAGGAGCCCGTCGAGGCCGCGGTGCGAAAGACGCGGGAGGACCAGGAATTCCGCCGAGGGATCAATTCCAATCGACAAGTGCAGGCCCTCATAAGCCCGGCGCCGACCTCGTTCGAGGCGGTGCGGGAAAGGGGCACCGAGCTGACTCCTGGGGACGTGCAGATCGGCGAGGGGGATATTCTGGCCGGGAGCACCATTCCAGTGTACCGCAATGCTCGGCAAATCGTCCTCACCGCGGATGACACCTTGCCCAGCCTGGCAGCACGGTATCTGGGAGACGCGCGGAAATGGCAGCTTTTGGCGATGTTTAATGGGCTCAAACCCCCTTACATCGATAACCAAGCGTCTCCCCCATTGGCTCGAGGCGTGGGTACAGGTTCGACGGGTATCGGAGGAGCTTCTGGCCCGCTCGAGCGTCCGTTCACCGGTGTGCTGGGTATTGGATCGAAAATCGCAATCCCGACCAATACGCGATCGGTGCAGGATATGGGTATTTTGCCGGTGCTGGGTGCGCGCACGGAATTGCCGGCGGAAGAGCGGGCCCTCGGGGCGGACTTTTGCCTGGAAGCGGTTCCAGTAACGGTCAATTCCAGCCAGGTCAAATACGATATCCCGATTGATACGGAAATGGGATCGACCGACGCCAAGATCGTGCGGGGGATGGCCAATCTGAAACAGGCGATCGTGATCCGCTTGTGCACTGAACAGGGCACTGATTTGTTGTATCGCCGTCTAGGCGTCAAGCGGTTAATCGGATTGCGAAGCACCCTGGTGGACCTCGAGCTTTGCCGCTTTCGGATTTCGCAAGCTATCTCCGGCGATCCGCGAATTGTGACTGTAAAGAGCGTGGATCTCGTGCAAACAGACGATATGCTGGAAGTGGATTTAGTGGCCGAGGTAAGGGGTTTTTCGGAAAAACAAGAGATCCATACTACGATCCAATGAGGTGAGCCCATGCCCCGATTTCAGACGAAACGATACGAGCAAATCCTGACTGAAATGCTAGCCAAGCTCGTGGCGCGCACGGACCTATCCGATATTTCCGATTCAGCGGCGGTGAAACACTTGCTGGCTACGGCGGCCCGACAAGATGACGAGCAATACTACCAGATGCACCTCCTCTTGCAGCTTTTCTCCATAGACAAAGCGACCGGCGAGGATCTGGACGAGCGGGCGATGGATATCCAGCCCGGGACCATCGTGCGGGCGGCTGCGACTAAAGCCGTGGGGACGGTGGTGCTCACGCGCGCGGGTACCACGGGGACTATCATCCTTCCGGCGGGAATTCGGATGAAAACTGCGGGGGGAATAATTTTTGTGACTACGGCGGCGGGGAGTATCACCGCGTCGAGCCCCGAGCAGATCGGCGGGCATGGGGTCGGCCGGGATTCTGGGGTGATCCCTGTTATCGCGGAAGTTGCTGGCGTGGCTGGAAATGTGACCTCGAACACGATCATAAAGTTTGTCAGTAAACCGGTAGGGGTCGATTCAGTGACAAACCCTTCCGGCTGCATCCACGGGGTGGACACCGAGACCGACGCGGCATTTCGAGCGCGGATCAAGCTATTTGTGGCCTCACTTGGGCGATCTACGGTGCCGGCGATCGAAAGTTGCGTCCTTCAGTTAATTGATCCGGATACCGGGGCGGTGGTCCTTTACAGCAAGGCGGTGGAGGACATCATCAACCCGGGGAATGTAACGCTGTACATCGATGACGGCACCGGTTATGCCGAAAGCGCGGAAGCGGTCACCGGGGAAGAGCTGACCGAGGGGCTCGGAGGGCCTCCGGCGGATACCGCGGCCGGAGGAGAAACTACGCTGTATCTGGATTACGCGCCGATCAAGCTGAATGCTGGCATCACCCTGGTTAGCTCGGAGCGTGGGGAGTTGACCGAGGACGACACCTATTTTGTCAACCCAGCCAGTGGGCAGATTGTTTTTGACCCGGCGCTGGTGGCGACAGAAACAATCACGGCGCATTATCACAAATACCTGGGGCTGATTGCTCTGGCGCAAAAAGTAGTGGATGGCGATCCGGACGATCGAGTGAATTATCCTGGCTACCGGGCGGCGGGGATTCTGGTGGTGGTGCAGGCCCCCCAGGTGCTCATGCAGACGGTATCAATATCTGTGACGGTGGCGGAAGGGTACGATGACGTAAGCGTGAAGGTGGAGGTGGCCGAGGCGATCAAGACATACATCAATAGCCTGGGTATTTCTCGGGATGTGCTCCGCTCGGAGCTGATTTCCAGAGCCCAGCGAGTGACTGGGGTTTACGACATCGTGCTGACCACTCCAGCGACGAACGTGATTCTATTGGATGACCAGCTAGCGCGGGTTTCCGACCAGACCATTACTGTGAACTAGGGGGTTGCCATGGCCATGGAAATTTCAGCTATCTCCCCCGAAGTCGTGCTGGAAAACGGGGGTCATAAAATTGAGGTGACGGGAACTTTCAACCTCGGGCATGAATACATGATCTACCTGGGGACCAAAAACGGAATTTTCGATCATGCCTGCTATTCGGGAGTACCCGGGCAGGGTAACGTAATTCGGCCGTATACCGCAACCGCTTTGGTGGCGTACACCCCGCGACTGTATCTCGGATCTGGGCAGCACGTCACGGTACGGGATCTCACTGTTCCCGAAATCGAGACGCTGGCTGCGGCGCTCACGGTATGCTACGAGTGGTTTTCGTCTGCGGTTTTTTCGATTCGCAAGCTACTCCCGAATTTTTACAAAACTGGCCCGAGGGACATTGACCAGGTGGCCCCTATCTGAGGTGACATATGGCGTACAAAGGCAAAGTCTACACATCGTTTTTGGGATCGGCCTACCACCAGATCGAAATCATCCGGGATTTCCTTCTGGCCTGCGGCTGGAAGCTAGTGGGCCCCACGGCGACGGCGGCCATGCGTACCGCGCAGGATGACCTCCATGGGCATATCCTGGGCTGGTATCTGCATTCCAATGGCGAGGACGGCACCAAGGATCTGCACCTGCATATGGGGGTGCAGGAGGATAGCGCCTCGCCGATGTCCTGCCCCTCCTATTCTTACCTGTCCGCGAATATCGATGACACGGTGACCACTATTCCAGTCAATGACTCCAGCGTTTTTGCCGCTACCGGGCGGGTGAAAATCGGAGGCGAGCTGATCACTTATACCGGCGCTGCGGCCAATGAGCTGACCGGCTGCACCCGGGAGGCGGATGGATCTACCAAGGCGGCTCATTTTAGCCGAGAGGTAGTGGTGCAGTGCGGGTTTTTCAAGCCCTATTTTGATCTGTATTCTTACCGGGATTTGATCCATTCCATCGCCGAGTCGGATGATGCTTTGGGGGTTACCTGGGTACTGGGTATTGCTACCACGACAGGAGCCGTTACCGGGCTGGATGGATACAAATCCGGGGCTTTCAAGTACGGGGCGCTTCTGCGCGTGCTCGAGGGGGATCACGCGGGCAAGGTCCGGCCTATCTGGGCAGACGTTGCCGGGGATTTGTCTTACGCGCCGTTTTTCAGCGCACCCGGGCCAGTCAATTGCGATATCGTCTCCCAGGGATTTCTCCCGTGCGTCTCTCGTCGAGACGAACGGGCGGGCGCTAATTGGGCGCACCATACTAGCGCGCCGAAAGTTGGTTTTGACGGAGACGGGTCAACCGCGTTGCTTTGCGTGGGGAGCAAAGACGGATTTCTGCTAGGTTCACAAATTGGTGAATCCGATTACTACAATTTTGTGTACTACGGCACATACATTTCCAATGGCTCGCCGGTGCTAGACGCGATCAGCTCCCATACGGTACCCGGCGGAAATATCCCGGCGGCGGCAACCATCGTGCACGTTGAGGACACCACCAAGTATGTGGTCGGTCGGAAATACCGGATTCTCGCCCAAGACTACCAGGATTGGATCGATAA